ACCCCACATTAGCAAGATTAAAAAGATTAGAGAATTGGAATTATAATGGAGTGCGAACAATAGGTTTAATAATGTCTAAATTTGCAGTTGATACAATGTGGAATAGATTTAATGAAATACAAAGGAGAATTTGTGATGATTATAAATTTAAACCATCAGATTGTTTTTACTTAGCAACAACAAAAGACCCTTATTATAAGGAGAGAAGGCGTATGAGATGGAATAATGACGCTAGAATTTGTATAACTTCTCTTTTGGAAAAATGGCAAATCAGATATTAAATTATACAGACAAAGAATTAGCACAATTAGTTAAGAAAATTGTACAAGATGGACAAGTTGTTTTACACGAACAAGAATTAACTATGAATCAATATGCTGATGTTCTAACAAGAATAGGTGAAGTTGAGGAACTTGATTACTATATGAATCCAAAAGAAGAAAAAAGATTAAGTTATGTAGGCAAGAACTATTTATTTGGAGATACAGAATTAATATGGCACGCCAATGGCACAGGTAGATATAATTTTAAAGAGATATGTGTAGGATTATATTGTGTTTATGAGTGCATTGATACCGTTCTTTCAATAAACAATAATTGTAATGCATTTGCTGGGTTATCTGAAGAAAAGAAAAATTATTATCGCAGTTTAGATATTGGATTAAACAATTCTGGTCCTCGTGCTAGACTCTGGCCTGAAGATAGCGATTATAAAGCAGCAGGTGAACAAGACTTTAAAGTAGGGCAAGAACATTATAAAGAGAATGTTGACAGACGACCTTTAGTTGGTATACACCCTTTTGATGGAAGAGAATATATATATTTTATGGTGCCATATATAGATAAGGCATATAATAAAAAAGATGGAAAAGAAATAGAAGACTTTGAAAAGTTTTACAAAACATTATGGGATGATGTGATAAAATCAAAGTATCAATATCATCACGTTTTTAAAGTTGGTGATTTACTTTTAATGGATCAATTACATACGATACATAGACGGTCACCTATAAAAGATAAAGATAGAATGTTGTGGAGAACAACATTTAGTTATTCAAAGATTAAAGTATGAATATAACAGCAGTATCATTTAGTTATAGTGAAAACTCTATGAGTTATAGAGGTCTATTGTTAATGGATCATTATATAAAGTTTTCTAATATAATTAAAATGGATTTACCTATTTGTGATTCTAATAAACCTGATGGTGTAATACCAAAAGAAGTAGAAGAATTAGATAGTATATTGGATAAAAGTGATGTACTAGTATTTTCTGTGCCTGAATATACAGGTCATTATTCGGTAGGTTTTAAAAACTTATTAGATTGGTTAGTTGTAAAAGGATATTATAACGCAAGTTTAGGACAAAAATATTCAATATCAAATAAACCAGTTTATATTATTTCTTTTACACCTACTTATAAAGGTGCTGGTGATAGACATTTTGAAATGACAAAAGATATATTAGAGAAGCTAGGATGTAGAGTTAAGAAAATGTTTTTAAAAAATGATTGTTGGAATAATCTTGTTCCTGGTAATTATAAGTTTGTTGAAAAAGAATGTAAAGAAATTTTGAGAAAAGATATGGAGGATGAAGTGAGTGGTTGGAAAGAAAAATATAAAGAATGGAACGACAAATGGAAATAAAAGACATTGCAGAATATCTTAACATTGATATTGATAAAGATTTATTTCTTTCTGTGTATGAAAAAGTTAAAGGTAATAAAGTTAATGTGTTTGGCAAAACACCGTTTGAATGTTATGCTTTAGAAACTAATAGGACAGGTAAACCTACAGGTTATAAAGAAGTGTTTGAACCTATTGTATCACAACATAGAAAAGTACATCCACAATATCAACTTCGTTCAACAGGATTTAATACGGCAGATAGTACAAAGAAAGATGTATATCCACATACTGATATTGATTTATATACTGAACATCCTAATAGTTATAATATAGTAATTCCAGTATTAGGTAATTCTCGTATAGATTATTATGAATATAAAGATGATGAAGTTTATTTACCTGAAAAGAATGCTCACGGTGAATGGTACTATCACGAATTTAATGTACAAAAAGCAATGGGTCAATATACACCAGAGTATGAAAAGTTTTTAAGTGATAGAAGGTTTGGTCATATCATAGTAGATAGACCAATATTAATAAAAACTGATACAATGCACCGAGTAGTAGTTACAGAAGCACCTAGATGTGCTTGGGTTACAAGATGGATTAATATTCCAGCAGATATAGATTTTCAAGAATTCAAACAAAAGGTAGAAAATATATTATGATATATCCAGATAAAGTAGATATTCAAATTAAAGAAATGGACAATGATAATTTATTGGCTATTGCTAAAAGTATCCATAAACAAGGTGTCGTAGTATTTTATAATCAAAAATTAAATGAGTTAGAATATATTAATAATATGAAAAGATTTGGAGAATGTGAATCACCTAATTTGTTTATGAATCCAAAAGAGTATCCTGAAATATTTTTAGTAACTGGTAAAAAGGTTGACGGCAAAAAGATTGGTATGTTTGGTGATACAGAATTAGGCTGGCATTCAAATGGAAATTCAAGACATTTAATAGATAAAATTTTAATAGGTTTATATTGTGTCAAAGAAGATATCAATACAACTTTAAGTATTTGTAATACTTCAATGCCTTTTTGGGAGATGTCAGATGATGAAAAAGAATATTATAGGTCTATCACTATTAGATTGAAGTTTAAAAATAATACAATATATAATTTAGAAGAAGGTGATCCTGAATTAGAATTTATGAGTAAGAATAAAGGTAGTATTCGTAAATTAATTGGCAAACATCCACATACAGGTAAAGAATACTTTTACTTTCCATATCATTTTATTATAAAGGCGTGGGAAGGTAAGAAACAAATTGACCACGAAGAAATGATTAAGAAATTAATGCCAAAGATATTTAAATCTGAATATCAATATCATCACATATTCAAAGAAGGTGATTTACTTTTAATGGATCAATTTACAAGTTTACACCGTAGAACACCTGTGATGGATAATAATAGACTATTATGGAGAATAGCAAGTGATTTCAAAAAAATCTATACCGTGGCCTAATATAACTACCAAGACTGGTAAAGTGCCATTAATGAAAAGGTATGCTTTAAGAGATATGTCATACCTTGATACATTACAAGCAAAACCAATATTTGAAAAACAAGCAAATATTATTGTTGAAAATAATTATAAAGGTCTAGTTGATATAGGTTGCAGACACGGTCCTATAAATGATTTTTTAAAGATGAAAAATTATGAAGATTATCAATATTATGGTTTTGATACTTCACCAGAACCAATAGAGTATGCTCAACAGCGATGGATTAATAAAAACAATATTGAATATGAAGTTAGAGATTGGGTAGAATTGAAACAAGTTAATTATAAAGTAGATTGTGTTATCTTTAGTGGAGTATTATTATATGAGAAAGACCATTATAAAATGTTTACTGATATTATGAAGTTTTATAATTGTCAAAATGCAATAATACAAGAACCTTATCATACACAAAAACATTATGATGAAAGATTGCATTTAAAAACAATAACAAATGATATGAAACAATATAAATTTAAAGAACAATATATTGTTGAAGCAGAAATATTTTGTGGTAGGAGATTGATAGCACATATATGATAATTGTTAAAAGATATTCTGAAGACCCTAACACATACTGGCCACTTATTGAAAAGTTTAGATTAAAAACCTGGGAAGAAGGTAATAAAAGTTTAGCTTATAAGAAATATAATCCAGATAATCCTGATATAGAAACTTGGATGTGTTTTAAAGATGACAAGTTAATATCAATATCTGTTGGTGAAAAATCACACTATACAAATGATCCTGATATTGCATTAAGAGTTTGTAGGTATCATATATTAAAAGGATATAGATTTAGTCATTGTGGTTTAATTATGGGAGAACATCAAATTAAATGGGCAAGAGAAAAAGGTTATCAAATATTATATGTAACACACGATATAAAAAAGAGAGCAATAAATAGTCTATATCAAAGAAGAAAAAAAATGACCGATAAGGCATTTAAAGAACATATTAACGGAGAGTGGTATACAAAATTACAATTAGAAAAAAAGTTTTTATTTAAGATTGGTGAAATGTTGCAATATGTTTATAGTATAAGATTACAAGATGATAATTTTAAATGGCAACCTAAATCAAAATTTATTATAGAAAGAGAACACGATGGACAAATTAAGTAAGCATAATCTACCTACTATAGCAGATTTAGGTTTAAATATAGACCTTGATAAATTAAGAAAAGAAACTGATAAGTTAGCAGATAAATTTGTTGACGTAGAAACAGCGAATCCTATGTTGTGTGATAATCATATGGAGTTAGTAAAAGATGTTTATGATAATTTTGAACAAATAAACTTAACAACACCAAGTGAAATATTACCACATACTACTAGTATATCAGAAAGATTAAGACGAAAAGAAGAACACTTATATAATGTGCCTACTGAATATTATACTGGTAGTTATTTTGAGGAAATTGTAACACAATTAAAATCTCCAGCAAGTAGAATTAGAATAACAAAATTAGCACCTGGTAAAATGATACCTTGGCACGTGGATTATAATGTAAATTATGGTGTCAGGTGTATTGTACCAATTTATGGTAACGAAAATGTAATCAATTTATTTAAGAGAGATAGTAAAACTGAAGCATATACTTTAACAGATGGTATTGCTAATTTTTTAAATATAGGGTATAAACACGCTGTTATTAATATGAGTAGAGAACCTAGAATCGCATTAATGTTTACTTTAAATGGTACAAAAGATATAGAAAAACTATTATAAATAGTAATACGAATTTAAAATGGAGATAAACTATGGCAATAACAATTGATGGAAAATCGTATGATGAGAAGTCGCTTAGTCCTGAATTACAGAATTATCTAGCAGTAAGACAAGAGATACAAGTAAGCAAGACTAGACATACTATTGAAATTGAGAAAATAGATGTTTTAACTAAATTTTATAACGAGAAGATTATAGGGTTGATTAAAAAAGAAGTACCAGAAACGAACAAAATTACAGATAAAAAATAGATGGCCGCAATAGCAAATTTAACTATAGACCAAGGGGCAACTTTCAGTTCAGACGTAACTGTAAAAGACGCTCAAGACAATGCTTTTAACCTTACAGGTTATACGGCTTCTGCTAAGTTGGCTAAAGGCTTTGCTTCCACTAGAACACGAACAAATATGACTACTTCAATAGCGACAGACGCTACCACAGGAGTAGTTACTCTCTCACTAACGGCAACTGAAACAGCCGCTTTAGACGCTGAGAGATATGTGTATGACCTTGAAATTACATCTGGAGCTGCTGTTACTAGAGTTATTGAAGGAATTATTACAGTCCGACCACAAGTAACAGTATAATCAAACTTATTTTTGTTATAAATATATAAATAAAGGGAGAGAAGTAATGCCTGATATTACAGCAAAAATTAACGTAGATACACAATCTGGTCCACAAAAAGTTTCAGTAACCATACCATCAACTGTAGCTGTACAAAATTCAGAATTAAGATTTTCTCGCCTTGGTGATGTTGATACAACAAATTTAGATGATGGAGCAATGATTCAATACAGGTCAAGTGATGGTAAATTTGTAACTAGAACGGAAGTAGTTACAACAACTGGAACGTTATTATTTAATTGTGGGAGTTTTTAAATAGCGTATGTCAACAATAATACAGATAAAACGGTCATCAAGTACTTCAGCACCATCAACATTAAAATTAGGTGAATTAGCTTTAACTTATGGAACAGGAACACAAGGTAATCTAGGAGATAGATTATTCATTGGTGAAGGTGGTGTAGATGGTAATGGTGACGCAAATAATATAACAGTTATCGGCGGACAATATTTTGCCGATTTATTGGATCACGTTCCAGGAGTGTTAACTTCAGGTGGAGCATTAATAGCTGATTCAAATAAAGCAATAGATGAAATAATTTTAGGTAGTTCTACTACAGTTGGCGGAACAATAAAATTTAATGAAGGTTCAAATAATGGTGCAGGACATATTGGACTTAAAGCGCCAAATAGTGTAACTTCTACAACTACATTTACATTACCTGATGGTGATGGTTCAGCAGGACAATTTGTAAAAACAGATGGTGCTGGTAATTTAGGATTTGCAGTTGTTGACCAAGCTTTAGATTTAGCAGGTGATACTGGAACAGACGTTTATAATACAAGTGAAACATTAACTTTCGCTGGTGGTTCTGGTATGGAAGCAGTAGTTACTGATAATACGGTAACTATAAATGCAACAGCATTAACAGATTCAAATTTATCTGGTAGTGCCGCTATTGCAAATGATAAATTAGCAAATCCTACTACAACATTAGGATCATCTACTTTAACTTTAGGTCAAACAGAAACAGATTTAGCAGGATTAACTTCTTTAATAATTGATGACATTACAATTGATGGTCAATCATTTACAACTACATCCGCAAATAAAAATATTAATATCTCACCACACGGAACAGGTTCAATAATTGTTCCTAGTGGATATGAAGATAGAGCAGGATTTCAAAATCAATCACTTGCAAATAAAGCATATGTTGACCAAGTTGCTCAAGGTTTAGATACTAAACCATCTTGTAGAGTTGGAACAACTGCTGATTTATCAGCAACTTATAATAATGGAACATTAGGTGTAGGTGCAACATTAACAGCAAGTATTGTCGGTGCATTATCACTTGATGATGTAGCAGTAAATGTTAACGATAGAGTTTTAGTTAAAGACCAAACAGACGCAACCGAAAATGGTATTTACGCAGTTACAACTGTTGGTGATGGATCAACTGAATTTGTATTAACAAGAGCAACTCCAGAAGACCAACCAGCTGAATTAAGTGGGGGTGCATTCGTATTTGTAGAAGAAGGAACTTCAAATGCAAATAATGGGTATACATTTACACATACAGGTTCTCCAACATTTGGAACAACTGATTTAGATGTTTCTCAATTTTCTGGTGCAGGTCAAATTACTGCAGGTGCCGCTTTAACAAAATCTGGTAATACAATAGATGTAGAAGTTGATGGAGCTTCAGTTGAAGTTTCAGGTGACGCATTAAGAGTTAAAGCATTAGGT